GGGACGCGGGCCGTGGTCGTGGTCTGCCCGTCCTTCGTGATTGCCGTGGACAGGCCCGTGGCCAAGTCCGCCGTGAGCGCGTTAAACGCCGTGGATGATATGACCGTGCCAGTGACGACTGGTTGGCCTGCGCTGTTGACAACAAACGTGCCGGAACCGTTGTAACTCATTGTTATTGCTCCTTAATTCTGTGTGATGCGGGGCGGGTCATTTAAAGTTCTCGTAGTCAGGGCGCGGTTGATTAGCTGCGCCTTGATTGGCAAGGACAGTATTAATTGCTTTCCGTCCAGTTAAAAATGGCGTTGTCGCGGGGGGTTTCCCGCCTTTAGCAAGCAAACTGGCAATTCTGGCAGCATTTGCTGTTTGAAAATTTGCAGCAATTTTAGCTGGCGCTCCTATGACCGTGGCCGCAACTACCGGCAAGAACGGATGACCCGCAATACCACTGGCCATTTCAGCAATGCCAGCAACCCCGGCGGATTTTATAGAAGAAGGCACAAGCCTACTTAAAACATGAATGCCGTTTCTCCAAGATACCCCATCGCCTGTAGCGACAGTCTTTATAGCATCTTGGACTTCTTGCGGAAACCCACTTAACTTATTTGAGTTTTCGTATAGCGTCTGAAACTTTTGCCTCAAATTTTGGTCAAGATTGGTAAATCCACGCTTCCTTGCATCAACAATAAGCTTTTCAAGGGCAGCCCCCTGTGACCCTTGTGCATACAATTGATTTGCCTTGGTCATTTTGTCTGCTGTTTCAGCAACTACATCATTTGCAAGGCTTGGGTTTTTTAAGTCTTGGACAAACTTGTCAAGTATATCTGTAACGCTTCCTATGGCGCTTTTGTCTGTTTTGCTTACGATACCAAGATGCCTAATATTATCAGGGTCTAGAGAAGTAGGGGCCGGAATTGGTGTTCCGGACGGGGCACTTCTTATAAAATTGGCATTAGTTCTAATGGCATGCAAATCCGCAACCGTAGCGTTTGGGCTAAGATTATTAATACGGTTAACAATTTGAGCAACTTCGGCGTGTTGTTCTGGGTTTAATTTTATTCTATCAATTACTGGTTGAATATTGGTTTTAAACACATTAACTAAACCACTGCCTATATAAGCCGGTGCCTTTTTAACGTCTTCATATAGATTGTTCGCTGACCCAAGAAGATCTTTAGAAGATAGCGTGTTTTTTTCTGCCGCGCCCAAATCCGTCAACGACCCCGTTTCAGCTATCTTTTGTGCTTTGCTGGCCGCTCCATGCCCAATAAGCGCCCCGGCAATACGCAATGGTGTTTCCAAAACAGTCCCTTTGGCTTTGCGTCCCAGCCATTCGGAACCTAAAGCGGAGCCAACGGTATTAATACCTTTTTTAACCAAAGACGCTTCGCCGCCAAACATGCTTGGAACAAATTCAGATACAGTCTGTGCATATTCTCCCGGCGTATATTTTGGTTGGTAATAACCGCCCGTTAGCGCCCCAATGGCTTGATTAGCTTGCCCAGTTGTGGGAAGGCCCATAAATTTTTTAGCTCTAGGGTCTTCATCAGAAACCCAGTTTTTTCCAATTATTTTACCACCAAGATTGTTTGCAAAGTTGACTGCTGAAGAAGGCAATCCAACAATACCAGTAACGCCCTGCGCCAATCCGCCGGGAATAGTACGCGCGGCGTCGATAGCGTAATCGCTAAATGATGGTTTAGCATCAAATTTGTCAAAAGGATTTTGACTTTTATCATCAAATTGATCAAATGGATTTCCCATTTATCGCCCCCTATTACGGGGCAAATATTGATTTGCAGCGCCTTTACCAAACTTTTCATCAAAATGGCCAGCAAAACTAGGATTGGCCTTTAAATATTTTATTTGTGCGTCGTTGGGAGAATTAGAACTTTGCTGCGGTTGTTGTGTTTGTTGCCCTTGCGACGGAAACACTTGTTCATATGGCCGAACCGAAAATGCGGGTTTACCTGCAGCCCTAAGTCCCGCATTAATTTGATCCATACGGCCATAATATAAATTCTTCCTAAGTTCTTCATCAACGCCCTGCCACGGGGACGGAAAAATTTCCGTTTTCATACGGGGGACTTCTTTCATTTCCCCTACGTTTGCACCGCTTTGCGCTCGCATATACCCTTCAAGAAATTTGTTTTCCCCCACGCGGCCCCTAATAGTTGCGGGGTCTCTGATTACATCAGCTTTTGTGCCTACAGCAGATTCAAGTAAATCCGCTGCTTTATTACGCAAAGTTGTTGGCTCATATCCCTTTCTAACAGCCTCTTCATAATCTTTTTCACCAGATAACTGTTGCGCCACACGGGTTCCCCATGTGCCTTGTGCTTCAGTAACAGGAGGCATGCTATCTTTTAATCTATCATATTCTAATTGAGCTTTTTTTAAGTTTAAAGCAGCAGCGGCTTTATCAATTGGGCTGGTGGCAAGATTATATGCGGATGTTGCTGCGGACAATTCTTTTATGCGCTTGCCAACATTTTCAGAATATCCTGTAGGCGCAGTATTAGGCACTGGAACGTTAAAACTACCGCGCGGCGCGGCGGGCGCTTGAGGAGCGGCATTTGGTACTGGGTGAAATCCCAGAGCGGACCAATCAGGCATTATTGCCCCCTATAATATGGGTTTGTGCGTGGCTGACCATCAACCAAAACGGTTGGGTTATTAGGATAATTTTTTGCTTCTAATGGATTTGTAATACTTGGCGGAGGCGTCGAACCAAACATAGGTATGTCAGCTTTATTTATTTTATATTGGTACGGGTTTCCATTACCGTCTACACCAGTTTGGATTATAAAATCTTCTTCTGGATTGTTTGAATAATTGGGAGTTTTTGGCACCATTGGTACACGCGAACCAATTGCGTTACCAAAGAAATCCTGCAATTGTTCTCCCGGTCCCATTTTTTCGCGTTTGCCAAAGATCATTTCTAGGCCCTTGTCACGCAAACTGGGATTTTTAGACGCCGATAGTATTCTCGCCGCTTCTTCTGGCGACCCAGCCGTATATGATTGCCCAGAAACGCCTGTATAACCGTTGCTTAGCTGCTGACGCGGTGCTGCAGAGGCGCTTGGCATAGCCGCCATTTCCGCGTTGGCGTCATAAGAAGATGGCGGTGCTGCGCTGACGCCAGCGGGCATTGGTGTAATGCCGCCCGTCGAAGTAGCTGCTCCCGGAATGTCAGGAAGGGCTGATCTGTCAACTGGATCAAGTTTATACTGCGGACCGCCAGCTTTGATAGCTTCAGCAATTGTATTGCTAGTATCAGTTTCTTGAGCTTTCTTCAGCGCCGCCTCATCAGCCGACGCCTTGCCCGCCAGATAAGACCCGCCAAAGCTGGTCAGCCCACGAGCCAGCGCCCCCATCGGGGACACGGGGGCGGTAATGCCGCCAGCCGTATAAACGGCCTGCTCCTGTGCGCCCATCTGGGACAGGGCTTCGGCCAGCTTCTGCTGGCGGGCAATGGCAGCCGCGCGTGTGGTGTAGTCGCCGGGGGCATCGCTGGGCTTGAACAGATTGATTACTTTATTTGGGACGCTGCTAATGTAATTGGCAGCATCATTAACAAAATCATATGGACCTGCCATTAGTATGTCTCCAATATCTTCATAGAAGGAGCCAGCGCCGTCTTTAAATCCGCCATCTTGGCTGCATATTTAGCATAGAATTGAGGATATTTCTGCTTTGTCCACGCCACCCGGTCAGCCGAATCACCCAGAAATGCCGTGCAATCGTAGCAATCTAGGCTGGTATGCTTCATGGCATAGTGGTCAGGCAGCGTGGCCCGGTGCTTGAGGATGAACGCAAAGACCTGCTCCGCCGTCCATGTTTCAATGGGCTGGACATAAGTAATTCCGTCAACAATGGAATTATTTACAGCAGATGATTTATGCCCGTCATTCAATCTTTGGCCGCGTATCAGGCGCGTAATGCCACGGGTTTTTGCTGTTTCCATAAGCGGCATTGCTATGTTTTCAAAACAACAACCAAAATACGTTTGAACTTTTATTGGTTTTTCTCCAGCCACGGTAACGCCAAAAACAGTCCAATCAACGGGAACGACATCAGACGGGATGCCTGTCCGCTCAATCTGGGCTTGCTGGTCTGACGGTATTTCAATAAATTCTTTGGCCTCTGCCCGAATTTCATTAACAATTTCAATAGTTTCTGGGTAAGCCTTACCAGTATTGACCCACATGACGACAGGCTGCTGCTCGCGGTACATATACCAGCAAGCCAATGAGTCCTTACCGCCTGAAAAAGCCAATCCTAACATATCTTTACCATTACATTGCCAACGCGCCGCCGCCAAGGCTTCCAATACCCTGATACAACCCGCCCAACGCGCCCATCTTGGCATTATACGCCGCCGTATCGTAGTTACCCTGGTTGGTCGCGCCTTGGGCTACTGGCGCTGCGCCAATTTGCCCGCCTCCAGTGTATGACTGGAACTGCGGAGCCTGTATCTGGGAGCCGGACATCAACGCCGTAATCTGGTTAAGTGGCTGATTATACAAGCCTAGCTGCTGGGAAAGGTATTGATTAGCAGCCGTATTGCCAAACTCACCAGCGCCAACGGCCTGACCGTAGCCCTGCTGGTTGGCGCTCATGTCGAGGCCGATGCCCTGCAAAGCAGCCTGACTAAGCAAGTCGTTCTGGCCCTGCTGCTGCTCGCGCATGGCGTTATTGTACGCCTCAGACCCAGGCGTAATGCCCTGATTGGCAAGCGTCTGGGCAGTCGCCTTGGTCTGCTGTTCAATCTGCGGCTGGAGACGGGCCATGATGGCGTTCTGGCCCGTCATGCCAGCGTTGACCGGCATCTTGGCTACATTGGACAGATCAAGGCTGGTCTGGACTTTGGGGCCGCTGTACTGGAACGGCGTACCCATGATGCCCTGGGCAGTCTTTAGCCCGGTTTGAGCCAACTGAGCCTCGCCCATCTGGACTTGCTGTTGCGCGTCCAGCGCGGCTTGGGCAGCCGGTGTCAAAGTCTGGGTAATGGTCGGCTGTGGCGTACCGTCATACCCGCCAGCCATGTCATAGCTAACCGTCTGGTTGCCATACGGGCTGATGATGTTGGGATTACTCAGAACAGCCGTCTGCTGACCAGCTTTCTGGTTAGCTACGCCCTGTTCTCTTGCTGCCCCGGCATAATCGGGGGGCGGCGGTGCGGATGGCTTACCCATATCGTTCTCCTAAATACCTACAATCAGCCCTTTTCAGCGTGTACAAAATTATGTCGCCGTCCGGTGCTGCGTCAGTAATCCTTGCTTCTTCTGTAAACCCTAATTTCTCTACAAACTTCATACTCTTAGCATTTGCGCTTCTTACCGGAACAATGGCCTTTTCGACCGCGCATTTGATGTAAGCGTACCTAAAAATCGCTCCTATGTATGACCTGTTAATCTGTCCAGTTATGGCTATATGAGCCATAAGCGAGCGACCATTCCAGTTCTCATACATAACCCCGGCTACAAGTTTTCCGTCCTTTTCAAGCCCGATAGCAGTAGCGGTATCGCCGCTGAAACTGCCGTTCATCTGTTTCGCTACCCAGTGGCCTACTTCAGGCCCGCTAACTATACGCCCGCCCATCCGCTTTGATACACCACATCTGTCGAAGCCCATTGTATCTGTATGCCCTGGCTGGCCGTCTTCATCTGGAGTCCGCCACAATAGCCAATGCCCGTGATGCCCAGCCATGTGTTCTGGATGACCAGATCAGCGCCCCAGACAGCCGTATCCCACAGCCCAACATCCCAAACGCCATACGATGTCCCAGAGAACGTCAGGGCAGCCGTTGTGTCTGAGGTGTCAAAGTCGATATTCATGCCGACGCCAATGGTCGGCGTGCCATTTGTGAAGATGCTGGGGCGGGCGCGGGTGAAGTATTTCTTAACGCCACGCGCGCCGAAGTAATTAAACGCTTGAATTGTCTGGGTATTTATGTTGCTAACGTCATCAGTATAGCTGTCATCCCAAGCATGGCCGACATAGCCATCTGAGCCAAAATAGGGGTCATCCCCAAAGATTTCCCAGCAGTAAGACGCCCAGCCGGTAAACTGCGCCCAAGCCTTTGTGATGGTATTCATCACATACTGTTCCTGCTGGCCGTCAGCCACCGGGATATTGATCCAGACGGCATTGTACTTAGCCGTATAAGTTACCTGCCAGCCTACAGACGCATGGTTGCCGCCGTACTGGTTCGTTGCCGCCGTAATAGCGCCCTGTATCTTGTCTGATAGGGCCACACGGGGGTCCAAGCGGCTGGACTGCAGCGACGCGGCCATAGGCATCAGGCCATCATATGTCAGGATCAACAGGTCGCCGCCCCATTTGAGCATGGGCCGAGTGCCGACTGGCGAACCTAGCTTCCAGACGCCGATCAGCGCCCAGGTGGCGGCGCTTGCTGGGTCAGTGCCACGGTAGACGATGACTTCGCCCACGCTGGTGATGAACGCTAGGTTGTCGTCCACGCCATACCCGGCGTCGAGCGTCCAAGTGTCCAGATCGACCAGATGCCCGCCGAATTTGCACAAGGCGCTCAGGTTTGTGTATTCGGCGGTGCCGCCAATCGAGCTAGTCGGCAGATACCAAGCCTTTAGCGTGTACTGCTCGATGAACCAAAGCCGGTTCTTGAACAGGGTGATATTGACCAGATCTGCAGACGCTACCCCGGAAATGGACGGGTTGGTCCAAGAGCTTCCATCATACAGAAGCGCACTATCTGTCCCATTGACGGCCATAATATAGCTGCCGCCAGCCGTGGTGATGTTGGTGTATTCCCATATGCCATTGCTCAAGCCGGTCACAACAGGCGCTCCGACAACTCCAGCAGAGGTCACATCATAGATGTTGCCAGAGCTAGTCGCGGCGAACATCTTGGAACTGTTGCCATAATTGTAGACCATGATGGTCTGGACTTTGCCGCTCAGTCCCGTGGCGTGCTTGGTATAGCCGCCGCGCAGCGTCAGATTGCTGACCGTAGGGAACATATTGATGAGCGTTACGGCGTCTGTAGGCTCCATGTTGGCAAAGCTGTCACGCGCATTCCACCCGCCCAA